ATCGGCGCGTTCGACTTCCCTGCGCAGATCATCTTCAAACTTCGCCCGCAGGACCGGGTGCAACTCAATCGAACGCTTGTCGTAGACTTCGAACAGTTTCCGGTTGAAATCCTGATCGACAAACCGCGTCTTCTTGATGAAGACGGGAGGCGTGAGGCAGACAGCCATCGCCCAATCGCCATGATTGGATGCCGCTACGACTCCCCCTTCAAATTCTTCCCTGTCCGTGTCTACGGTCGCCAGCATGTATTCCTTGGAGGACACACCAAGGCGAGACACGTACCGATATTCATCGATGATGGTTTCACCGATGAAACAGATACGCAGAGAATCGGCCTTGTCGAAGGCTTCGCGGATGCGCTTCCACTGCGCTATCCGGGACGCCCGATCCCATTCCTGCCTGCCCCAACCAGGATAGGTCGCCTCTGCCGTCACGCTATGGGCCGTCACGCGACACCCCGCAGCACCGGCAGCGCAGGAGCCGTCGTCGGAGGCGTCAGGGCATAGCGATATGCTGCCGCACCCCAGCTTCCCAGCACTCCCGGCTCACGATCTTCCGGCATCCCCTGAAGCAACTGCGGGATCATCTCCACCGCCTTCGCCTTGATGCGCTGATAGCGCTCATCGGCCGGATTAAGGCCGGACCATCCTTCGAGTTGGCGGGACTGCGCTCGCACATTATCGTTGACCCAGCGGGAGCGGCTTTCGATCAGCGGCGCTTGCGCGATCAGCATTTCCTTGCGCCACTGCTGTTCCTGGAAGTCATCACTCTTGATGATGGCCTCCGCCGCCGCCCGGCGCATCAGGTAGGCCGCATCGAACCATGTGGCCCACCAGCCCGGTTCACGCATTTCCTGCGTCTTGCCGGCCTTCGATTGATCGGTGCGGACATCTGCGAAAGAGATGCGCCCGATCATTCTTGCGATGTCGTCGGTCCAGTGATCCACCCACCAGTACGGATAGTACTCGGGGAAGATGTAGCCGAGTTTATCGCAGAGACCACGTGTGGGGGCAACCACTCCACTGAAGGAGGCGTTGGCCATGTGGCCATATACCATGCCGATTCCATCAGGAAAGCGCGCCGCCGCTTCAAGAAGCTTTGTATCGTATCCGGGGGTGATGTAGGGATCGTCATCGGCGGCCACCAGATAGAGGTCAGCAGGGACCTGAAGCGCACGGTTCCACTTTGCCGCAATGGTGTCTTCGCGCGGCATGACCGAGATTGCGAGTTGCCCGGCGGCAGGCTTCAGTCCTTGAGAGACCGAGTTGTAGAAAGCCCATTGGGTTGCCTGGTCGTCCTGATCGGCCTGGATGATGAAAAGCGTTTCCGGATGTGTGAGGTTCGCAATGGACTTCGCAATAGTTTCGATGAGCTGTTGCGGACGGCCGCGGGTCGCTAACGAGATAACAAGCTTCATTCGTCACCTGTCGCATACTGATAATTCGGCCGCGGCGCTTCCTGATCTATCCCGAGGCGGGTATTCGTCCGCCGACCGCGATAGCCTTGCGTCATCGGCATATCGTTGCCTTCAAGGGCATTGCGCAGGGCTGCCTTGCCGCCGGTCAAAGCCGCATCGCGATCACGCATCTGGCCTGTCGCACGGCGGTACTCATCTTCCTTGGCCGCTTCCGACATTGCTTTCGGGCGTTCGTCAAGACGAAGGCCGCCGACGATGATGGCATTGCCTTTGCTGGGAACACCGAATCGCTTCGCAAAGCCTGGACGATCGGCAGGAACCGGACGCCAGCCGTTATCGTACATCATGTTGTCGATCGGCATGGCGACTTCGTTGTTGCCGACGACAGTGACGGTATTCCACTGATAATCCCACTCAGATTCCTTCAGATTGTCCGGAATCATGTAGGGATCGGCAACGTCGGTACGACGGCGACTGAGGACTTCGCCGCCGCGGCCGACATACTCGCCATTGCGAGAAGATTCTCGCGTTGGCTCGCGGGTGCCGTTCGGTGGACGACCTCGACGCGGGCGGGATGCTTCCACACTCGCTTCCGGCGGATCAATAGGCAATTCGGTCATCTATCAACTCCCTGAATAATCGCCGCGGTAATAGCCCTGCCCCTGCATCTTCAGCTTGCGGCGGGCATATTCCGTGGTCCCGATCGGCTGGCCGATGCGCGGATCACCTTCCTTCAGGACATTACCCTTGGCGTCGCGCTCGCCCTTGTTCCAGACGAGGATTTCCTTTGCCATGCGGGCCTCGCCGGCCGAGAGAGTGACGGTGGGCGTTCTGTTGTCCCCACCGGAGGAATGTGCGCCAGCGCCGCCGTTCACGGGAGCCACCACGGGAGACGCGCGACGCGCAGGAGTGCGAGATTGACCATTTGGCTTCTCTTCTTCACGAAGGCCCAACGTCTTTTCGACATGGGCGAAGTATTCGTCGGTATCGGGAACGAGATCAGCAAGGACAGCCAGATGATGGGCGCTTTGAAGCTTGCCGCTCTTGCGCGGGTCGGTCACCCAATCGCGGTTGCGGCGCATCCAATCGGCGGTTCGGGGCGTGAATTTGCTTACGTGGTCCTCGAAAGGATCAGAGGGTCGCTGGGGCTGTTGGCTAGTTTGCTCACGAGTTCCGCTGGCACCGTTAGCGCGCCGGCTTTCAAGATCAGCCTTCGCCCCTTCAAGGGTCGTGGACCGGGATTCAGCACGCGCCATCCGCCGTTGTGCTTCGGCCTGCTTCTTGAAGTCGCCCGCTTCGGCTGCGGCTGCATAATCTTTCTCAGCAGCTTCAGCCTCAGCCGCAGCAGCAGCAATTCCTGATACGATCGTGTCCAACTCGCGGTCGGCAACGATTGTCCGGGCTTCAGCGACTTCGCGCGCCGCCGCATCCGCCCGCGCTCGCTCTTCGGCTGCCCGGCGATTCGCCGCCGCTTCACTTGCTTGGCGCTTTTCATTTTCCGCCTTGAGTTCATCGAACTGGCGCTTGAGTTCCGCGGCCGGATCGATTTCTCCATGTTCTGTCTGTTCCTCGCCGTCGACCTGGACGAGGATATCTTCGTCGTCAGCCATTCATGTTTGCCTTTAGTAGTTCCCGCCCCACATTGCGATCGGGCGACGCGGTTTTCCGCCATAGACGATGTATGCAATCAATTCTTTCGTTTTACCGCTGAAGCGCCAGCGTTGATCTTCATAATCAAACACAACGTCATGATCGCCATAATCGTCTTGATGGCGCGCAGCATCAACAGGTACTTCCGGCACTTCGTCGCGTTTAATCGCGGCCTGAAGATCAGGATTGAGATCACGCAACGTTACGGTGATGTCTTTCATCACCACAGCACCGTCGGATCAGACACGCGGCCCTTGATGTCCCTGTCGCGAAATATACGACATGGAACCCCTCCGGTCCTATCGACAGAGAACAACTCCATCCCATCGGCGGGGCGGAAGAACACCCACTGCCCGATCTCGATATCGACATCCCCGAAGAACACGCCGTTGACCGGATCGTCCTTGAAGGCCAGCGGCCCCTTCTTGAGGACCAGGCCGAGCTTTCCCTGAAAGCGATTTTCGGCCAACGTCCTGTCAGGCAGGAAGACGCCTCCAGGTGTCTTTTCCGGCTCGATATAGGTAGCAACCATCACCTGGTCGTGGAAAATCTCGACACCGGAGATGTCCCCGAGGGCATCAAGCAATGCCTCTTTCGGGTCTTCGCCGGCCGCAATCTCACGGAGCTTAGCGCGAGCCATCAGGACGCCTCCGCTTTCACTTCACGAAACGGCCATTGCTGCACAGCCCACTCTCCGAAGCAATGCGGACAGTAATTGTAATCCTTGCCGTCTTCGTTCCATTGCACGCGGAACGTCGTGTATGTCGCATTCTCCGGAAATGACAGTTCGTGTCCTTTATCGCAACGGTAGATCGTCATTCAGTTCTGTTCCCTTTTTTCTATTTCATCAAGAATCGACAGAGCGTCTTCAATGCCTTTGATCTGTCCGAAAACGCGGTTGTGCTGGTCCCAGTCGGACGCATTGAGAAACCATGTCATTATCTCTGCCTTCCGACCCTCAAGCCTTTGCTTAAGATTGCGGATGGTGCGGGGAGATTCGACGTGGATGATGGCGGGGGCGACGGTCAATACGTCACCACTTTTCCGCGGCCGATGTCCTTCCCATCCCCCTTGTTATTGGTGGGCTGGACGGGAGTTGCGGCGCGAAGCCCTTCATTCCAAGCAGGGCCGCCGGTCTTATGGGTGGGCGTGAAGCCGTTGATTTCCGTTCCCATGAAACGTTTGACGGTTACCGGAGCGCCGGGAGGGCGGATACCGTCTTTCAGAGTACGGAAGTTGGTAAGGGTCGGCCCCTTATAGGCGTCGGGCTTGCTCATGGCGTATGCCTCGCAGGCGGCGTCTTGTGATAGTTCTTGGCGGCACGATGGGCCATCTCTAACCGTGCAACACCGCCGCCAGCCCCGCTATCGAACTTCGGAGCCATGTCGCCTTTGGCGGGCGAATAGATCGCGTTCTTCGGCGTCTTCACTTTTGCGCCATGACCGGAACCTGATCCAGTTGGAGACATCTTCCCGATCTTCTCCGAGAAGACCGCACCGCCCGTCTTGTAACCGACGCGCCCACCGGAAGCATGAGGCATCATGCCCGGAGGCATTCCGGGAGGTCCGCCGGGCGGCGGAGCCATTGGAGGCCGCGGAGGCATGAGAGGCGCGGCACCAGCGCCCGGAGAGCCGCCGGGAAGGGGCATCGGCATCGGATGCGGGGCTGACTGCTGCGGCGCCACATTCACGTTGACGACGGTGCCTTTATTTTTTTTTACTCTCCCGCCTTTGGCGCGATGTGCCTTATCGGCACGATGCTTCGCGGCGCCGCCATGGGCCTTGAGAGCGGACGACTTCACGAGGCCCTTCACGAGAGCCCTGTCTTCCGCTTCGTCGCTATGAACACCACCGCCGCGTGCACGATGATACACGTGCTCGTGGTCGCGATGGCCTTCATGATGGCCGGTAATGTGAGCCACACGCTCGCGCTCGACGTGATGTTCGCGATGCTCCTGCATAGGATGGGCCATTGGTTACTCCTTGCCCTTCTTCGGCTGACTCGCAGCCTGCTTCTCGGCCAATTTCATCTGCTGTGAATGCGCTTCATCGGTATGACGCATCTGCTGCTCATGACCTTGCGCCTCCATCTCGTTCTTCTGTCGGGCGGCTTGTGCGTCGATTACCGCCTGATGCTGCTGGGCTTGAATATCAAGCTGATGAGACGCAGCTTGCGCCGCGTGCTTCATCCGATGGGACTGCATATCCATCTGATGCTCTTCGCGTGACTGTTGCAGCTCGCCGGCAATCTTCGCCATGTGGCCTTGGTGCTCTTGCTCGGCCTGACGAATGTCGCCCTGATGAATGACTTCTTCGCGCGCGAGTCTGATCTTCTCCACTTCCTGCTCGCCGGCCTGCTTCTGGGCTTCCAGTTGAGCCTTTTTTTCGCTCTCGCCGGCCTTGATCTGGTTGGCTTCACTTTTGGATTTATAATCCAACAGCGCCTTCATGGTCGCCGGATCGGAACCGGGTTGCTGTGGCGGCGGATCGACCACGCGCCCGTTCGGATCGTCCTTCAATGCACGGCAGATATCCTGCGCAATCCGCTTCTTGTCGAAATAGGCGCCGAGCGCCGGATTGATGACAATCTGCGAATAGGCAACTGCTTTCGCAATGCGGTGAAGATGGGACGGCGTATTCGGATCGGAGCGCGGAATCAGTTGGTAATCATCAAGCGCTTGAAGGAATTTCTGTTCATCCCATTCGACAATGGGAGCGTTCGGAATGTCCTGCGGAGCGACGCCTTGCGCAATCTTTAACGCGCGATCCCGCTTGTCGAACTTCTTGCGCTTCTTGACGCCGCGAAAGAAATCCTCCGGGTTTTCCCGGAACAGTTCGATAATGAGTTCGATTTCTTCCGCATGGGCCGCGTGAAGGTCTTTGTGGGAAGCGGCCATGACCTTCGTCGCCTGCTCGATCTGGGCGAGCATGGAGCCGACCGGGATGTCTTTGACGCCCTCGCCCGCTGTTATTTCGGCCGCGCCAGCGAGCGACTTCGATTGATTGATGATTGCCTCACGAAGCGTAAGCAGCCCGCCCGAGACATCCTTGTAGGGCATTGGCGAGACGACTTGATTGATCGGCCGCCCGCCCAATTCGATCGGCGCGAACTCACCAGGCGCCACGCGGAAGTTCACGCTGTTCTGCCGCACCGCAGCCTTGTCGATCAGGCCGCCGGGAAACGAGGCAAACATGCCGGCATCGAGCGATTCACGATCAACCGCCGTCATTGCGGCCGAGAGATTGCCAAGCGTGTTGAGAAGACCCGTGCCGTAAAATCCCGGCCCCGGAATATAGGGGAATTTCACATAGAGGCGCCGCCGCTCGGCGTCCTCGTCGTCCTCATTCCAGTCGCGGCGAAGCTGAAGAATTTCGCGCGAATCCTTATCGACCACCACATAGTAGGGAAGCGGAATGCCTTGGTCCTTGAATCCCTTCGGGGCATACTCGGGAAGATCAAGCTCGCACTGCGACTCATAGATCGTATAAGGCTCATCCTCGGGACGATCGTTGCTGAGCATCGTTCCCTGAATGCCGGCGATCTTGCTATCCACCAGGTTTCGTGTTTGCTGCGGCTGCGTCAGCGTCACGTCGCGGTATGCCTTGAGATGCATCATCCGCTTCATGACGGATGGCCGCATGGCGACTTCCAATGTCAGACGCCCGCTTGACCGCACGTCCTTTGACGTATTCGACACAATGAATTTCTGGACATCGACGCTTTCGGAAACGGGCCGGCGGCGCATCGGACAGCGATAGACGCGCTTGAAGCCCGCCCCCTGGAATCCCGTCCCCCATAACAGCATGTGCGACGTTTCCGGCACATATTCGGAGGCCGTCTGCGTCAAGTAGAAATTCATGTCGCGCTCTAGCGCTTCCGCTAGTTCATCCTCTTGAGCGGTCTCATCGCCTTCGATGGCGACCTTCACCGGGCCTTCGGCCGGAAGCAGCTCTGCTCTGGCATTCGCCCAGAATTTAAGAATCGCCTCCAGCAGGAGAGGATTCGTTACCGACGACATTCCTTCGGATGCTGAAGTAGAATTGCCTACCGTCGATTTCGGCTCCTCAAGCTTGAGGCCAAGCAGCCCAAGGCCACGGGCAACGACCTGTAGATGCCCCTGTCGTGACCGGTCATCGGCTTCGATCGCATCAAGCAATTCGTTGGCAATCCCGGCTAATTTCTGCGGATCGATATCTTCCGCCAGATTGGCAAACCAGTCTTTCTTGCCTTCGTCTTTCTGGTCTCTCCCACCATTGAATTGAACCATGACTCCACCGCCCGGCTGCTCTATTTCAAGAGAGCCGGTTTCCGGATCAACACGCGTGGAGTTGTCGTCTTCTTCTATGACGACGTGGATGGGGAGGGATTCAGGCATCTCTTATGAGAACACCAGTTGAATGTGTACTCGCGACCGGATGCGTACATCCAGGATCGTTAATCGTATGCGATTGTTCGTTTGATCGCCTCGGCAAGTCTTTCGCTATTTCCGCAAAGCTTGGGCCAACAGTGGCTTTGCCGGCGAGAGAGCGGAGATTTTTAATCTCCACAATCGCGTCAACGATCAACGAATGCGGAACTACCAGTTCCTCTTGCTCCATAAGAGCCGCAGTCAATCGATCGACAATGTCGGTCATGATAGCCTCATATTAATTCCAAGCCCTGCCACGCCAAGCTCCACCTTGCCGAGCCAGGCCATGCCGAGACCAACCTTGCCTAACCGTGACCGGCCCTGAGGAAGCCTCGCCCTGCCATGCCGTGCCGCGAGGAAGCCTTGCCACGCCTTGACACGCCGCGCCTTGCCTTACCGCGCCGCGCGGTGCCGGGCCACGACCTTCTTCACGCCGCCGTCTTATTCTCCAGTGCAGCCAGCCGCCGCTTAAGCTCAGCAACCTCATCATCGGTCGCAGAATGACGGCTTTTGCTCATGCTCACTTGCTGCCGAATCTCGCGCATTTGCTCCGCATGAGCGTTAAGCGTATCGTCATGCTGCTTGGCGATAAATAGCAAAGCCCCCAGCGCTCGGGTTTGTCGGTCGATGACAGCACTATCGGCCGCACTCAACAATTTATGATCGACTGTAGAAGCGACAGTGAGCGCGCGGGTGAAATTACGATGGCCACGATCCTTATAGGCCACCGACCTCTCTGCGTGCCCCATCCCACCGCGCAGCCGATAACCCCGCCCACGATCCTGCTCCAGCGTTCGATGCAACTCCTGCTCAAGTTGACGAGTTGCCCGCAGCATAGCTGCGTAATAGTTTTTCTCCTCATCAACAGAGAGAAGCTTTTTCATCTCGTCGTGCGTGACAAGGCCATCAATCGCCAGCGCCCCAGATTTGATCCTTCCCACAATGTCGTCGAAAAGAACGCGCCAGAGTGCGCGCCCGTCCTTACGTTTCGGTTCAAAAGGCTGTCCCATTATGCAGCCTCCTTCATTTCGTCATGCGATAGGATTTCCGCGCTGAAACGGCCGTATCCATTGACTCGATTGTCGCCGAGACCTTCGATGCGTCCAGCCAGATGGATGATCTTCTGAATTGCTTCGAAGTCCATAACTTGGGTCAACATTTCCATATCAACACGCAACGCCCACGCACGGAAAATCGGGCGAGTACGCAGGACGCGCTTTTTCCCCACACCAACGAGCGTTTGATCACGGAAATCTTCATGATTCCATAATTCTTCCGGCGCATCCGGCCCGTTGTACACCAGTGGCACATTAACATCTGCCATTGCCACCGCCCGTGCCACTGATCTACCTTCTTTGGTTACTTTCCCGGTTTCAATGAAGCATTTCAGAACGTTTGACGTCGGCATAACAATGCCATTCTTGTGCGTGTATAGCGATCCGAACCATTCAAGACGACCGATTTCCCGCCGATCATCATCCGTTTTCGTTCGCTTCTTCGTAATTGCAGCAATAGCCCTTGCCCATCGATTGTCCGGATTTGCCAAATGGATATTGTGGCACAGTAAGGGGCTAGTTCCCGTCAGAGTTACTGTAAGACGCATGATCTCATCTCCTGCGGTTCGCGTGTAGTTGACCGCAGGATTCTTATAGTAGCGTTAAAATACGAATCAAGGTATTGTCGCTATTTCCGCGTCGTTAATTCCAAGCCGTGCCTCGACCCGCCCGACCACGCCGCGCCTCTCCGAGCCTCGCCGCGAGGAAGCCCTGCCAAGCCACGCCACCCCATGACGCGCCTCGCCATGCCTGGCCTTGCCCCGACCGGCTGGACCAAGCCACGCCCTGCCCCGACTCGCCTGACCGTGCCACGCCATGTTAAACCGGATACAGCGGTTCCAGCTTCTGCCTATGCCTCACCGCTTCATAAGTCGCGGCTTGCGTCTCGACATCGCTTGATGCAAGCCCAATGGCCCTCAAATAATTGATCGCCTGACAGGCCGAATCAGTCAGATCGTCATGCTTGCCGCGCGGGAATACGGCCATCTCATCCATGACCTTGACGGCCCAATCGTATTCCTTGCCGTTCGGATCGCGCGGGCAATAGACCATCAGTTGGGAGAAGGTCGGCACTGCCGCATAGGCCCGCGCCAGCTTATCGCCCTTTGCCGGGATTATCTGGACGCCCCAGCCTTCCAGGCCATGCCGGTTCCTGATTTCCTGCGCTGCCGATATGCCGCTCGCCGCCCCTTCGATCAGGAGCATATCGACGCCCCAGCGTCGGCAGCTATCGGCCACGGTTTCGATCAGGCCCCAGGATTCCATGCACCGCATGCGATAGACACGATTGCGTTCCGCGGCGATTGTCCGGTCCATCTCGGGATGGACGTAATCTGCCGGCCACATCTTGCCGTCGATGACGGTCGGCACCCGTAACCGATCAACCCGCGGGCCGGAGAACTTCAGCCACTTGCGCCAGGCATCGACCAACATGATTCTCCGGTTGCCGTTGTGATCGATGAATGTGCCCCAGATGGTCAGGGCTGAAGGATCGTTCTCCTCGTCTTCGGTAAAGGCGCCGTCCAATGACGCAACCATGTATTCGTACTCGGGATGCTTGCGCTCCGGCCTATCCCAGACTTGCCACCAGTCCCGCTTGAAGATGCCGCCGCCGCGGGGAGCTGGGGCTTGCTGATACTGACCCGCCCACGCATAGGGACCAAGCGCCGTCTTTAGCTGATCGCAAGTTGTCGGAGAGAAACGTTCCGGCCATGCCAGAACATTATCGCACTCGTCCGGGTCTTCGTCGTAACGCGGATCACACCAGCCGATGTCCGTTTCGTCAGCCGATCCGTCCGGAAGGGACTGACGTTCCCAATCATAAAACATCGGGATCATCAGGTGACAGTAACCGAGTGTTTCTCCGTTTTCCTTCGGGGAGAGAATTACTCCCGACACGTCGTCTTCGTGGACGCGCTGCATAATCACCACAAAGGAGGTCGCTTCGTTATTGAAACGGGAGGACAGCGATTCACGAAACCACCGGGTGGTTTCGGTGCGGACTGTCTCTGACTCTACGTCTTTGACGTTGTGGGGGTCGTCAAGGATGATGCGGTCGCCTCGCTCACCAGTACCAACACCACCGACTGATGAGGCCAGTTTCCATCCTGTACGACTGTTATGTACTTTGAGAGTAGTTTTGTTTCGGAGCCTAACGCCCTTGTCGCCTCCTCCATAGAGACGTTGGTAAGGCTCGCTAGTGACGAGATCACGGAATTTTCCATTATCGCGCTCCGTCAATGAAGCCGAATAGCTGAAAGTCACATAGCGCAGATGGGACTTGCCCATCGGCCCCCATTCCCACGCCGGCCAGAACACGTTTACCAGCAGCGATTTCATGCAGCCAGGCGGAATGTTGATCAGAAGGCGATTGATCTTTCCTGCCGTTACGGCTTCAAGGTGTTCGCACATGGCCCACAGAGGCCAGCCGTCGACGAATGAAGTCTCAGGTTCAAGCACTGTCCAGAAATACCGGACGAACGCGATCAGTCCCCCTTGGCGGACACCGTCCTTGTCATACCAGCCGTATTTTTGCTGTTCGTCCTTGCCGATAATCTCGGCCGCCTGCGCGGCGACAGCCTTTGCCCGCTCAAGCATTTCGGGCTGTGTCGATGCTTTGGCTTTCTGACTTACTGCAAGGAGCTTTGCGGCTGCCGCGGCGAGGACCGCAACGATATCACGCCGATTCGGCTGCATTATCCACGGACGATTCGATCTTGTTGGCGAGGTCGAGCAGGCTGTCCGCCAGCGACTTCAGCGCATCATCGGAATTCTCGTTGACAGGCGCCTTGTCCTTCTCTGCAACGCGATCAATTCCCAGCATCTTGCAGAGCTTTTCGTGGGCATCCTGCTTGGAATAGAGTTTGAGGTTGGCCTTGCCGCTGTCGGTCAGCGTGTAGCTCTCAATGCAGGCCCGCAGCTCCGGAGGCAACTCGGCAAAGAGCTTCGGCCGCTGGCGCATCCGCATCACCGGATTGCTATCTTCATCGAGGACCGGCTTGCCGCCAACGATAACTTCCTCCTCGACCAAATCATAGAACTCCGAAATATCCGCATCCCGGATAAGCCACTGGCGCTCCTCAAGGCGGCGCCGCTTTTCCATGTAGACTTTTGTCTCTTCCGCGATCAGGTAGCGAATGCGATCGAGCACCTTCTTGTTGCGGGCAAGCTTTGAGCCTTCACCGCTCCGCGAGCTATAGCCGGCCTTGGCTGCCGCGTGTGTGACTGGCATTCCGCACGAAATCTCATAGGCAAAAATCTCCCTTGACCGCGGGACAAGCGGATCGCTGCCGGGGATGGATTTGGTAATCTCTGTTGACACTCTTGCTGATTCCAAAGATTCCGTTTGTTCATGAATCAGAATAGGTTACCATGATGGCATTTCAAGGATGCCCCCCATGTCCCGCACCCGCAAAGCTTTTCTGATCTGGCTTGCCGTCATCGTCCCGATCGTCACGACACTGACAATCATCGGATATGCTCAATATCCGTAATAGCGCCAGCGCTGCGGCGGCCAGCCTTGCCAGCTATAGGCGCCGTAGTTGTAGTAGCGCGGTCCCGGCGACCAGCCGCCCCAGCCGCCCCAATATCGTCCACTGCCCCAATGGAACGGGCCATAGCCGTAGGCACCGGGGCGCATCGGCCATTGTGCGCAGGCTTCAGCGCTGATCCAAAGGATAGCGATCGCGGCAATTAAGATCGTGCGCATCACCACTCGCCACCACCCGGCAGGCCGCCATAATATCGCGGCGGCGCCCAATACGGATTGTAGCGATGCACGGGCGCGTAATGCCACGGCTGCGGGTGATAGGCGTAGCTCGGGCGCATGTAGCCGCCAACGCCACGATAAGGCAGGCCGCCTCCATAGTAGAAATCCCGGTAATAGCCGCCGCCGTAATAGCTCGGATACCACGCCCAGTATTGGGCTGATGCGGCTTGTCCGAGGCAGAGAAGGGCGAGGGCGGCGAGCACAGTCGTTCGCATTGGGCCTCCTAATAAAAGACCCGCCACCGGGAGAACGGAGACGGGTCAAGTCAGGGGAGGAGTCGCTACGTCAGACGGCGCCGACAAGGGGCTGAAAGCGCCGTCATCCTATGCAAAGAAAAAGCCCGGCAGCCTGAGCCACCGGGCGTAGGGGCCTGCGAAACCGTAAGGTCCGCAGGCCCATGACGCACTGAGCGCTTTCGCTAAGGGTGAGGCGGGTTCGCAGCTCGCCTCACCACTTTCCCCGCCGATTTAGACGCGGAACCAGATTTGCGCGATTTTTCGCGCGTTTTTTTCGGGGGAGTATTCAACACGCGGGCAACAATCGAGCGAACTCTAGCATCCACGTCGGGCGTGGAATCATGATCGTGCTCGGCATGTTTCCGCTTGGTCATACTCCTCCCTAACTTGTTCGCGTCACGGTGATCCGCAAGGCCCTCACCGGCAATGGATCAACCTCAGTGGTCCGCGCACTGGCGACCCCCGCTTGGGGCCTGCCGGACGACACTCGCCCACAAAATCTCATGCCTCAGCAGAGATAATGTGTGCGGGAGAAACATAGACCAAGCGACGCGCGCCCAGAATGTCGAGCAGAATACCTATTCTTGCGGTTTCGTCAAGGGTCGCGATTTCGCCCAGCAATTCGATGAACGGGCCTTTGCGGATGCGCACCGCATCGCCTATCCGCCATTGCGGTTCATCCTTATTTTCTTCGACATTCCATAGGCTTTCCTCCATCTGCCTGATCTGGACAATGCCGATGCGGTTCGGGTCGTTGTGGGAGATTTTGGCGAGACTGCCATTGAGGCGCAGGAGCGCGTTATCCCCATACATCATGCCGGGAGAGGTTCTAAGGGTCTCCCAACCTTGCGAATTCGGCAGCACGAACAGGTAGCTCGGAAACATCGAATAATTGCCATTCTTCGGATAGCCGTGGCTCATGCGGGTCTTCATGGGAATGATCGGGCGATAGACGAGGTAGCGCCGGTTGCGAAGCGCTTTCTCGGCCATTTTGTCTTGGCCTGGCTGAGTTCTGGCAATGTACCAATGGACTGACGATGCTGGAAGTTCGGGCAGGTTCTCTCGGCAGTCCATGACTCATCCCCATTTTCGCAATTCGTCCTCGTCTTCTGGCGTCATGAGGGGGGAGAGCGGAGGGCCGGTGGATTCTTGTTTCGGTGCCGCTGGCGGCCATCCGGTTTCGCTCTTGATCGTAATGGGTTGGCCGTGCGTCAGCCGATGCCGTTGGAAGGCCGTGAGCTTATCGCCTTCAAGCCAGCGGGCGGCCTGTGGCGTGCCGGGCTGCACGATGGCCGTGCCATTTGTGGTTTCGATCGTGACCGTTTCGAAGCGCCGTTCCTTCAGGTAGGTCGAGAGGTCGCAGACCTTGCGGTTGCGTTCCTTGCAGCGCTCCAGATAGGCACGCACTCCCTCGATAGCCTGCTGCTTGTCCTCTTGCGAGAGCAGTGCGAATAGCCTTTCACAGGCGACTGGGCTGAGGATTTCGCTTGCTGGCCATCTTGCGCGCAGGTCGCGCCAAATTGGTGCAGCCGCTTTGGTGGAATCAGTATTTTGTAGACTCTTTACTTTGTCTTTGGACGGGTTTTCCGTAACTGGCTGAGCCGTAACTGGCTGAGGCGGACATGGTTCATCCACTTCCGGAAAATCCGACTCTGGATTGACATCATCGCCCGCCTCAATTTCTTCAATTTCTACCGCGGCAGGTCCCTCCTCAAGGAATTTCGGGCTTTCGCTGATACGGTGGCGGAAGCAGATGATCGTACCGTCCTCTGCTCGCTCGACCTCCATTTTCGAATAGCCGGCCGCGCGAAGCGACTTCATGATGCGGTGGAATTTATCGCGCCCGATATCGTGTTCCTTGCAAACATGTGCCGGCCTGATTTGCCAATCCTTGGGGAGGCTCAGGAACCAGCACAGCATGCCCTTTTCATCCAAGCCCAGCCGCTTATCGCG